CGATTGACCAGAGCCGTGTACAACTGGAGAACCATACGGCGGTATTAAATTGCTATCATATTTATCATAACCTTCAATCCTGCGATAACCACCCTCGACTGAAGGTTCAAAGTTACGAAGAATACGTGCTGACCCCGGCGCATTGGCACCCTGTTGCAAAGGGCTTAAATTTGTCACCAGACCGCCACGAAACTCTACAGGATAGGTTTGCCATCTGTCTGCCATCTTGTATTATCCTAACGGCAATCTAGCGTAGCCAATTCTACCACCACCACCTGTATTTTGAGGTATCATATATGACCGCACATAGTGATAACGATTGATAATCATAGAACGCATATGTTTAATGCCCTCTTCAAACTTTTCTTTTGCGACTAGTGCATCTTGTGTATTGCCACGGAAAAGATAAGCATAATGCATAGCACCATCTGTAATCACGTGTTTAAATCTTTCAGGAATGGCTGGAACATCATCAAACAATTCAAGGTCAACTGGAATACGATAATACTCGTAAACAACTGTATATGCTTTATCTGGTGCAGGGGTCATGATATATTCAAGAGAAGGCGTGTGTACAACTCTATTTGGAACACCCTGACCACTTGTATCTGACTTATATTCTTGCTCTACATGTTTTTCAAGATATTCTTCATATGCAAGCGTAGACAGTTTTACTGTATCATTTCCAAGTGTACTATTTTCTTTTAGCCTAAAACTGTCAAAGTCAATTGTCTTAGAGTCAACAGGAAAAGGATAGCGAGATACGCCAACAGAAAGTGTGTCTTCTTGTTCTACGTGATTAAAAGACCATTCATATTCAGATTGATTAATGTAACGCAGGGAAGCATTAACAGCATCTTTTGCATGTGCATAGAAACCTGTCGCTGTGCTAAAATTAGAGGAAGTAAGTTCAACTTCATTCAAACGGCGATTGACTTCATTCACTAATCTAAGAAAGTTATAAGCCATGTATTTTACTTCTCTCTAATAGTTAGCTTGATTGTGCGTTCGGCTGTGCTTCCCGTGCTATCAGTCATACGACATGTAAATGTATATTCACGATTGTTTACACCGCCAGCTATATTAATTGTAGCAACAGTGTTAGTATTAGACTGTGATACATTTTGAATACTGTCAGTAACTGAACCACCTGACGCAGTTGTCAAGTCTTGTCCTGATGCAAGTGCCGTTTTACTAATTTCATTTGTTTGAACAAACCAAGAGACAGTGCTTATTGTAGCAGTGTCAAGAAAACGTGACCAGTCAGCACTATAGTCTAATGTCTCATCTTTATCTTTTATAGGCCAACGAAATGACATTTAATACAACTCCGTTATATACACAGTGCGTTCAGCAGATGTCGTCTGTCTTTCAATATACACTGTTCTGCTTTCAAATTTTATAATAACCGTTCTATCATCTTGCGTTGTGCCACGAGAAATATATACTTTTCTACTTTCAAACGGTACGTCTATTGTTCTTTCTGCTGATGTAGACATTAGGCTGCTCTTGCTATTTTAACTGTTCTAGCACGACTATACTGACTAGCAACGGCTTGGAAGTCAAATATTACAGCTGTCTTTGTTATTGTCCCTAGTGTTGTTGTGCCTTGAACTCCCGTTGGAGTAACGGTGTTAGAAAGTGTAACAGTTCCAACTGCACCTGTAGCACTTACACTACCCAAAACCTCTGTAGGTTTTTCTTCAAGTGTATTGACAGTGCCTGTTGCCTGAACACCAGTAAGTGTTACTGTATTACTATGTTCAAGCGTTCCTATAGAACCTGTTGCATTTACACTGCCAAGTATCTCTGTAACATTAACTTGAACAGTATTTACAGAGCCTGTAGCACTTACACTGTCTAAAACCTCTGTTGGTTTTTCTTCTACAGTGTTTACAGCACCTGTGCCTTGAACGCCTGTGAGTGTTACATTTGCTGTTCCTGTTAAAGTAACTGTATTTACAGAACCTGTAGCACTGACACTACCAAGTATTTCTGTTACATTTACCTGTACAGTATTAACTGCACCTGTAGCACTAACACCAGTAGAAATAACTTCGCTGATGTCAATTTCAAAACCACCAGCAACTACAGGGGCAATTGCACCTGTTGCACTGACACTGTTCAATACTTCTACTATATTTACTTGTACAGTATTTACAGCACCAGTTGCGGTGGCTTGGTCAAGGTTGCTTACAATAACCTTGCCGTACCTAGCTGTTCCGTAGACACCTACCCCGTAAACAGCAGCATTTACGGTAACAGCCATCTGCTACTCCTTACGCAATACGAATTACAGCGTTAGATGCGTTAGCAGCAGGAAATTCAATAGTTAAGTCACCAGCAGTAGCACTTACTGTGCCACCAAAATCAATAACAGCAATTGCTTTGTTACTTTGCGAGGAATTGTAAATAATACAGCCGTCAGCAGATACAGTAACGTTAGCAAATACTTCATCAGTAAAATCAACAATAGCGGTAGAGCCGTCAAGCGAAATAGTTGCACCATCAAGTACCTGACCACCAGCAGAATAACCAGTACCCGATGCTTCATCGGAGTTACCTGTGACATCTGAATAATTAGTTGTGCTGGCATTATACGTGCCAGAGGGCGTAGCTTTAATTAAAGCAAGTTTCAAAGAATCTGTGTCCAAATCATGGACACCGCCAAGAAGTTCAGTCTTAAAGCTGTTACACATTGCAGTTGTGATTGCCATGATTTGTGCGTCCTTTATTAAATCTCATAGGAATGGAAGAGCAAGTTGCCCTGCTCTCCCATATATTATTTATGCAAGCGTGTCGCGGTCTACTTCGTCAGCAGCCATGTCACCTTGGTCACTGATGTCCATCATCACGGCA